ACCCGCCATGCGAAACAGCAGCCCGTCGCCCTCGCGCGCCAGCTCGACGCGCCTGTAACTTTCCAGCGCACGGCCACGCGGGGCCGGGCGCACGCTGCGCACATGCGAAATCATCGGATCGGGCAGATCGACACCGAACCGCAGACGGTGCAGCGCCAGGAACAGCCCAAGGCAATCATAGGCATCCGGGCCCCGCCCCAGCTCGGCATAGGGCAGCCCCACCCAGTCATCCGTCCACATGCGTCAGAACAGGCCCGGTGCCATCTTGGGCGTCATCGTCAGGTAACCGAACTGCTCTTCCAGCACCGGCTCGACACCCATGGTTCCCGATATTTTCTCGGCGTCATACTCGACCGCCTGTATTTCCAGGTTGAACGGCCCCACCTCGATACTGTCGGGCTGGCTGGCCAGCACCCAGACCACCTGCGCGGCTATCGGCCCCGTCACCTTGCGCACCTGCACCACCAGTTCCTGGCTGACGTTATCCGCCGACCAGCGCAGCACCGGAATACCCTCATCTTCGTCATCCGGCAACGACACCTCGAAGGCGAAAGGCGAATAGACCTCGCCGCCATGCGTCAGTTCCTGCCAGTCGGGCACCATGCGGATATCATTGGCCCAACTGGCATGGCTCAGCTTGATCAGCGGCAGCAGCACCTCGGCACTTTCCTGCCCGTGCATCGCCTGCAGAAACACCGGGCTCAGCACCCTCACGGCATGATCTCCAGCTGCGCCGATACGCGAAACGCCCGGCCCGATGGCGTGATGCTGTAGCTGCCCACGAAACGGAACGTCTTTTCAGTACAATCCAGCGGGTCGGTCGCGGTAAAACTCAGCGATCCCATTTTCAGGGTGTCGGCAAAGAACGTCTCGAACGTCGCCAGCTGCGCCTTGGTCAGGAACGGCGTGGCGCCGGTGAAATTGCGCACCGCCGCCGTGAACCGCCGGCGCACCTTGGCGGGCCCATGCGCCATCGCCGTGCGGATCGACGCATCGACAGGCCCGCTGCGCGACAGGCTGCCATGCGCCTTGAAAAACGGAACACCCGCTGGCCAGTCTGCCATCTACGCCCCCCGCGCTTTCGGGCGCATGCCGAACCGGTCACGCATCGCGCTATCGGCCCCGCCACCCCGGATCTGTTCCGACACCATCTTGCGCAGGAACACATCAATCCGCCCCGGCGATTGCCGCACCTGCGTTTCGCCGTCGCTGGCGTTTTCGTGGATGTTGACTGTTAGGGTTTGCCTAGATCCATCTACGCCCGACCGGCGCGAAGTAGTATGGTCGATAACAGTTTCATTTGGATGCAAAAGGGCCGGAAATCCGCCGCGACCATCCAGACCTCCACTGCGCAACCCAGACCCGGTAAAACCACCACCCTCAAATGACTTACCGCCAAACAGCCCGCCGAAAATTGATCCCAGACCTCCGCCCCCTGAGGGCCCGGAAAAAATCTCGGAAATAAGATTTTTAAGGCTGCTGGAAATGAGGTCACTAACCATACCATCAATGATTCTCTTGAAGGCTTCACCAAGATCTTCACCACTGATGATGGCATTTGCTATTTCATCAGCGAAACCGGCGACACCTTCGGCCACATTTGAGAACTCATCCTTCAGTTTTTCCAAACCACGCCGATAGGTTTCATCACCGATCAAACCGGCTTCTTTCAAAGCGTTTAGCTTTTCCAGTTCCGCCGCGTAACGTTCAGCCGATGTGCGGGTTTCATCAAACAGTTGCTTGGCTTCGCGCAGCGCATCATTTTGCGCCTTGGCTGTAGCACCCCCACGCTTGTTAGAAGCAGTACTGCCAGACGACGCTTCACCACCCGATCCAGAACCTGCCGATCCAAAACCAATAACAGATTGCGAGAAAAGGAAGTCTTCGTCCGAAAAATTCCCCGCGCGCTTTATGCGATCAAAGGCCTGTACTGCATCGCTTTCCAGATTATCCAGGCCGGTTTTTACACGATCAAACTCAGTCTGGAACGCCTCTCCGATACCCTGTCGTGCGCTCGCATCATCAGCAATGCCACTGATTCTTTTAAGCTGGATGTCTTCGATTTCAGGTACCAGCGGTACTTCAACCGGGCTGATGGAGTTTGCTGCAGAAATCACGTTGTTGATACCGGCAATCACCGCCTGAATTCCGTTCAGAACGCCATTCAATAGAGCTTCGACACCAGTAATGGCAGCGTTCACAACCGCCACCGACCCATCGGCAACCGCGACCACAGCCCGCACCATCGCTTGGCCAATGGCCGCCCCGACCCCGCTGGCGGTCGCCACTATGGTTTGGATCGTTTCAACGGTGAACCGGCCGAATTCTGCAATTACGTCACCTGCATCACCAAACCCTTCGGCGATCTTGTCGCCGCCAACCGCCTCCACAAACCGGTTGAACCCTTCGCTGGCTACCGTAATGGCTTCGGACACCCTCGCGCCAAATCGACGCGCAGCGTCCGCATTTCCAGCAAGAAACTCACCCAGAGATGCGACGTTGCGCGACAGGCCCTCAGCGGCTCCAGACCCGTCATTGAACCCCCCCACCAATTCCACCAAGCCATTTTGCAGTATCTGAAAACTGTCAGATAGTGTCGGAACTGTGGCCGAAAACGCTGCCTCAATCTCTTTTTGCGAATTCAAGATGGCGCGAAACACCCGATCTGCCGTCAACTCACCCGCCGCGCCAAGCGCCTTCAACCCGCCGATGGTAGTTTCGAACTCATCCGCAATAGCCTGAGCCACCAGCGGTGCGTTTTCACGCAATGACCGCAGTTCGTCACCCTGCAGGAACCCCGACGACAAGGCTTGCGACAACTGCAGGATGCCCGCCGTCTGTTCCGAAACTGCAGCACCACCCGCCTTGAAGGCTTTCGCGGTGATTTCAGTTGCCTCTGCAACCTCACGCTCACTGGCACCAAGATTTCCCGACACCCGCAGTAACCGAGAATATAGATCCGCCGTATCATCAAGACTGGCACGGGACCGAGACGCAATATCGTTGATATCCGAAAGAGACCGCGCCGCGGTACCTGAAATTTGTTCTGCCGCCTTGATTTTATTTCCAACGCGCGTCCAGGTGTCGCCATAACGCCCCAGTTGGCGCACGGACAAGGCCGCTGCCGCAACACCCGCCAGGCGCGTCAAGCTACGTCCCACGCGAGCGGTTTGAGCTGTCACCTGCCTCATAGATCTTGCGGCCCGGGTGTTTGCCTTTGAAAAGTCCCTCTCCCACTTCTGGGCCGTGCGCTGCATCCGTCCTTCGGCTTTCGCTAATTCCTGCGTCAGCTTTCGAAGTGTTATGCCGATTTGGACTTCAAGATCGTCATCTGCCGCCATTAGGCACCCTCAATTCCCAAACGTTTCAATTCCGCGTCGCTCATCGATGACGCGCTCGCGCCCGTTCCTTTCAAGCCTTTTGACTTGGCGTATCCCGCACAGCACGCGTTGAACTGCCGCAGGCTCATGCGATCCACCGTATCTGGATCAAAACCCATTATGGTTCCGATCCCCCAGAGTCCGTCGAAGTCCCATTTTTTTCGGGGAATGGTGCCCCTTCCGGCTCCCCCGACGTTTCTTCCACCCCCCCAATCAGGGCGGCGGCCAAAACCGAACGGGCTGGCGCCCGGAACATCATCCATGGATGCTGATCAATCAGCCGCGCCATCAGTTTGTTAGCTTCATTGGACGTGAAATCACCGGAACCGATCAGACCCTGCCGCAAGACCTCATAAAGGTCATCAATACGCCAGCCGCCTTCGAAAATCCGATGAAAAATCTCTTCAGGGCCAGCGTCGCAGGCCTCCTGTATGGCTCGTAGCTGGCCAATGCCAAGGGCAAATTCATGTTCGCCCCCGACCCAGTTAATCAGAACTTTGTGGCTCATCAGGATTTCGCCGTGACGGTCAGCGTGCCATCAAAATCAAGCGACACGTTTTCGCTGATTTTATTGCCATCGACATTGCCAATCTCACCCAAAGATAGAGATGCCAGCATCGCGTTACCGTCATAGTATTCGACCTCGCCCGTCGCGGCATTCGGGAAATGAATACGAACAGCCAGGGTTTTCTGGCTCAACGCCCAGTCACCGGTTTCCTTGTGCGTTGCCGAAGTCCAGGTTGCATCCATCGTCGCGGTGATATTCTGCTCCTTCCC